GAGAACTTCTCTGGGTTGCCAATAATTTCTATTTCTTTACTGGGTTCTATTGTAGACCAGTTTGCTAGGTTGTTAGAATATATGTATTCGTCGCCAAAAGAAAATAATACATCCGTCATATGTTACATTATATTGCCAATCACTGCTTTTACAATAGGATGTTTTGCGCTTTCTGATTCATATCCACTTATTTTAATCTCTGGATATGAAATATAACCACAACCTAATTTCTCCATTGTTAAAGAAAGTAGCTCTCCTTTTGAGCCTCTAACAGCATGAGCAGAAGCGGTTAAACCGTAGTTGTATTCGGTTTCTTCAGGAGGAGAGATGGTGACGCAAGGAACTGGTTCTGAGCATCCATATCCGGGGTCAATAATTTGTATATCAACAATATTACAAAAGGCGTTAAACTTGTTTATCTTTTCGCAATCATGAATGTGTTGCATTTCAGTTCTACAAGAGAGTTCTCTTAGAAACTTTTTGTTATTTTTAATGACTTCTGTTTGTTTATTGTTGGGAGTCTCTAGAGAGATAATGAAGTCAATATCAAGCTTCTGCAATAAAGTGTTTCTTTTTGCAGTCATTTCTTTAACTTTTTTATCAATGAGATTTTCTTTTTTCCATATAGAGTTTCCATCAGGAAGAAATTTTCTATGTTCTAATATGCTTTGGTCAATGTGTTTTTCTAAAGGTACAATGTAATCTACAACTTCATACTCTATTCCTACAAGCTTTAGGCGATCTAAATTTTCCATCAAGTCGAGAGAAGATTGGAGGTATTTGTGACTGCCATTTATAAAATATACGATGTAGTGTTTCATTTTAGTAAGTTATTACTACTGATAGTTCTAGTGCTTGGATATGGAAATTATATAATGGAAATGATCTATTGTTAGATCTTGCGGACAAATGTGCAAAAGCTAAGTTTTTAGCACTCTTGAATTTCCAGAAAGTTGGATTAGTTATTGATGCATTAGCAGAATAAGAAGAAGCGTTGGCATAATAATTTGCATAAGGAACATTTTTTAATGTAACCTTAATTATGTTATCGTCTCCCGGTATTATTTGCGTTTTATCTACTTCACTAGCTACAAAATCTTCTCCAATAAAGCAATATACCTTTATAGCTTTTGTTTTGTTGACGCTTCCAATTGTAAAGAAAATAGACAAAGATTCATTTTCTAATACTGGAACTCCAGCATAGAAAGAAGAATTTGCTATACCAAAATTAAACGAATTAGCTGTTTGCTGATTTATAGTATAAACAGTGAAATTGTTTGGTTCTGCATTTATCAACATTTGAACATTTTTAGTATTGACTCCAAGTTCAGAAAAGTTGTTTTCAGGAGTAACGTTTATAGCATTGAAAGATGAATTGAGCAATCCATCATTTAATAAACTATTAAAATTGCTTTTTGCATTTTCTTCAGTGCTTGAATTTGAGGCGTTTATAGGAATTAAATAAGTATTTGTATAATCAGGAATTAAACTCTTTATATTTCCAGTAAATGTGCTGTTAGTTAATCTTGTTATAGAGATGTCGAAAAACTCTTCATTCCCTTCGCCAAAAGAGCTATTTGTTATTTTAGCTTTAGACTTAAAAGCATTAGCTGTTTCTGATTCTACTGCTCTTAAAGAAACAGTATTTGCGTCAGGAACTAAAGCTCTTGTAAAAATTTTATTGCCATTTAAAACATAAGCTCTCTTGCCAGTGGGTATTTTCGGTGATAATGATGCATTTGGTATATTATCTCTATTTTGTAAAGAGAGTTTGTAATAAGCCATAGTGCCATCTGGATCTGAAGATAATACTCTATCATCTTTAGCTCCTGCTGCTAGGTTTGCGTTTGTAGTAGGCTTATAAATTACGCTCTTTCTAGAAATTGCATAAGCTGGTGAAGGGAGCGTATTTACGCTAGTATCAAATATATTTTCAGTTAGTACAGTTTTATTAATTGTAAAATGGAGATATCTAGTATCAGCATCTTTTAATACAGACTCTAGAGAGAAAGATAATGGAGTAGATGATTCTTGTTTTATAACAATTGGGTCACTAATTTGAGGGTAAATTTTACCTATGTTATTATCTTTATCAATGAAAGAAGAATAATAGTCTAAGATATTTCTTGCTGTTGCTGCATTTGAGTTAAACTGCCAAGCGAACATGAATGAATCTACAGCTATCAAATAAGCATTATATTGAGTAGAATCAAATCCCTTACCGTTGTCATCGCTTAAGTCATTGAAATTAAATATAGATTGGTTATTTGATATTGTTATAAAGTGAGAGTCAATGATTTCTTTTCCAGTATTATCGTTAACAGACAATGGGCTTCCATCAGGATTGTGATTTATTGAATTCTTTCCAAATTCAAATATATTTTCACTAGGCATTAGTAATAGATAAAAAGCGTTAATAAAAGAACTCGCTGTATCTTGCTGAATAGTAAATTTTAATCTATTTGATCCTTGGCTTGTAACAATAGAGTAGGTCGCTCTTGTGTCTTTTAAAATTGCATTTAAAGATGTTTTTAAATCAGCATCTTGATTGTCGTAAGTTACTAGTAAAAATCCATCTACATTCTTAAAATCATTAGAAGTAGATTTCATTCCAACATCTGTAAATGTCATTTTATCAATTGCCAAAGAGAAGTTCCTATACTTAGCAAAAACATTTGAAGTTTTGTAGTTGTATATATTGTCACTAGTTTGATCTTCATCAAACGTTAAATAGTCTTCCCAGTTTGAAACATTAAGGTACTTGTTGTAAACAGTGCCGAAAGCGTCTTTTGTGTCTACTTTCTCTGGTATTATTGCTATTCTATAAGGGTAATCAAGATTGTTGAATTTATTTGGATTCTTTATGAATTGCAAGGGGATGTTGAACGACAAAGACTCTGGAGGTTTAACAGATTGAATTTGAGAAGGTGCTGTTGACTGAAAGTATTGTGCTTTCGTTAAATCAATTGGAGAGGTAAAAGCATAAACTTTATTATTCAAAGTGATAGATGAACTTGTATTTACATCGTCATAAGTAATCGCAACAACTGGAGAGACGAATAATTCACTTGAGTTTTGAGAATTTGAAGCTTCAACATAAGTTAATGGAGAGCTATTATTAATATTTGCTCCATAAATTCTTATAGAACCTTTGATGTTGCTCTTGTCTAGAACAGTGTTTACATAAGATTCATAAATATCGATTGGAACAAATTTAAAATCACTGGAGCTATTTGGGTTAAAGTCTGATCCATAAAAGGCTTTGTTAAATATCTTGAAGCCTATTGTAGTGTCTTTTACAGAAGAGTCATAAAAGATTTCAATCAATACTTTGCTTTGATCTATTACTGCATTAGTCTCTGCAACGCCAAGAGTAAATAATGCTCTTGAAGGGGCAGAAGCTTCTGGTGCTGGTGGTTTTGCTGGCGTGATATTTAATCCAGATTCTATTTGAGCATACTTTAAGTGATACATCTGCGAGCCAATTACTGTATAATTACTTCCTTCTGTAGACTCTTGTATTCTAAATACTCTATAGAAATCATAATCGCTATCAGTAGATCCATTAAGGTTTCCAGAGTTTTCTAAAGCCCAAGTTATTGATTTAGGAGACATTCCAGACGCTCCAGTAAAATAAGATAGTCCAGTTACGTTTAATCCAGAAGCCATTACTGGTGCTAGACCCGTAATTCTAATTGAATCATAATATTGACCAGTAATTAAGTTGCCGCTTCCTACTATGAATGAATTAGTAAGAGGCTTTCTATAATCATTATAATCAAGGTTACTAGTAACGATACTGTCTCCTGCTGCGTCTTTAAAGCTAGGATCTAGATTATACTTGGGAGAAAGTATGGTTAGCTTATAATTTTGATTTCCAGAAAAGTTAAAATCAAGTTTTCTATCTAGAGTTAGTATTCCAGTAGTTACATTTGTGTCTCCAGAAATGTTAATATTATTTAATCTTCCGCCTACTGTTTTATATTTTCTATTGTAATCGTAAACTTTAATTACGTCTCCGGGTTTTAAGTATACGCACTCTGGACCAGCTTCAAAAGAAACTGTTTCTGTTTCATTGTATTCTGAAGCTAATAACCACCTGCCAAGTCTTTGAGCTTGACCTCTGCTTGTGCATCCAAAGGCGGTTAATTCAGTTTCTTTAAAACCAAATTTTCTGACAGCCTCAATATTTTCTACATATTCTACTGCTGGTTTATAAAAATTATTCTTATCAATATATCTAATATAGACTACAGAATTTCTATCTTTTAATGATGTAGATTCGTAAGTAAAATTACCATCAGATACATTTGAATTAGTGAAAGAATAAATAGGGGTATCTTCTGGCATATCATTTATGGCGTAAATGAATCCATTTGAATAATAGAACATTCCCCTAAATACAGAAGCCATATCAGACAACACTTTAAGAGCATCGTCTTGTGTTTGTAAATAAACATTACATGTAAATCTTGGTTCTACTCCTCCAAATCCATCTGAAACAAGTTCATCGCAATATTTAGCTATTTGATAAAGAGACCATTTGTCTACGTCATTTTCTGTGACATAGTTACCTACTCCATATCTTTTGTTTGTTAAAAGATCGTAAAAGCACCAAGCTGGATTGTCCGTCCATTCTTTTTCAGTTTTAAATTCTCCATCCCAATAATCATTTGATGTAGAATAAGGTAAAACTCCTGCTGCATCATAAACAGTGGTTTTTCTAGAAAGACCTTCTGAGAAAAGATTTCTTGCAAATGCTTTAGACAAAGAAAGTCTATCAAAATCAATTTGGTTTACTCTAATAGAATCAGCATAACCTTGTATTTTGCCGCCGAAGCCAGCGGGTGATGTAAAGATTTCTATTTGATTATTATTTGTTATAAAGTAAGAAGGTATAAATGGGCCAGTTTTTGTATTTACTGCGTCGTAAATTTGTCCAGCAGCAAGAGGAATAAGCACTTTAACTTCACTCTGAGAAGAGCTTAAACTTACTGAAGTAGAGGAACCGTCAAATGTTTTATGGTATTCCTGTTTATTGTAGGCATTTAAGGCTTCTTGAGCAAGTGGAGCTATCTGTGCCCTTTGATTTATTTCATTTTGCCAAACAGGATCTGTAGCGGGTCTATATAAAGCTCCAACACAAAGAGTTTGATAAGCAGCATAATTTGAAATATTTATATTGCATTGAATCTGTTTTTCTAGGTTAACTAGAACATCTATCTCTGCATTTAATATGTCTGGGAAGTATTCTTTAGTAAGTCTTCTTTCAATAACAGGAACAAAAGTTGAAAACTTTCCTCCTGTCTGTTGGGTGGCTGAATTAAAATTGCAGTATATATATTTATAACAAGTTTCTGGTAAGTTATTAATATCGCTACTATAAGAAGTCTCTTCTTTAAATGTTATAGATTTTATTAAATAAAAATCTTTTAGTTCTTGCGCTAATGCTTTTTCGTTTCCATCAGTTGTCGTCCTTCTAACTGTAAAATAATCATTAGTCCAAGTCCTATCAGATATATTTATGTTATTTACTTTGCTTGCGTTTGTAGTGTACGATATGCTTGGTTTTACTACTTTTGGAAGTATATAAAAACTAATTCTTGTGAAATTTTCTTTAAGTTTGGTTGTCGAATATTTCGCTGGATCTAGGGCTTTTGTTATGGTGTAATTTTTGCTTTCATTTGGAGAAATAACTGTAAGTATTAGACTTACGTTTTCTCCAGATATAGTCATAGAAAGATTAAACTGATTACTTCTATGAATTAGAGTATAATTTCCGTCTCCAATGCTTCCTAGTTTAATAAAGAAATCGCAATAAAAACTGCAAAATCCTTGATCTTTTAAAGAAAAGTTTTGTGGGGTTTTCCAATTTTTCCAATATCTCTGAGGTATTAAATCAAATTCATAATAATCCGAAGTAGCCAAGCTGCCTCCAGCATAACTATAAGCCTTTGTTCTTTGTCCATTGGCGCATAGGGTTTTGAGAGGCATCTTCAAATAAGTGTTTGATGCTACATTAAGAACGTTTGTATTATATGATCCAGCTACAGATGTAGAGTAAGATAGATTGCTAGAAATTAGATTCCATTTTTTATTTAACCAATTTCTTATCTTGATTCCATCTGATTTTGATAAAGCTTTATTGTAAACCAATATTTCAAAAACAGTGCATCTACTTGTACTCGCTGAAGAATTAATAGCTAAACCTTTTGGCGCAGCTACTGCATTTATAGGTCTTACAAAGTAGTTAGTATTTTGCCAGAAAATATTTACATCTTTTAAATTGCTTACGCTTGTTCCTACGATATAGGTATTTGTATCATTGGCATCATTCCAATAATTAGAACGATTGAATTGATAAAAATTAACAGGCATTACTCCATAGATTTGACTACCTACTGTAAAAGCATTATTAAATTTACCATCAAACCCCAAAACAAAAGTATTTTCCAAACTATAAGAAGAAATTATCCTATTCCTTTCTGTGTTGGTTGCGCTGTCGTGCCATTTACAGACAGCAAATACAGTATAGTTATTACTAGCGTCAGCTAATGGACTTGTTTCGGTTTGGTAAACGAATCTTGCTTTCTGAGTGGTCGTAAATGAAACACCATAAGTTCCATTCGGGCTTTGCTCTGAATATGTTGATCCGTATGTTGGCTTGTTAGCACTTCCATTTGGAGATGCGTAAGTTCCATTTCCTAAAACGCATTTTATAGTTGATCCAGCTACAGTATTGGGCCAATTAGTTACTGATCCTGTTGAAGTGGTTAAAGAAGCATTACTTGCGTCAAACTGAGCAATTAGTCCATCTGTAATTGGAGGGTTAACATTGTCTGAATTTGTATATACGTTATTTTCTCCAACAAAGAAATCTGTTGTAATTACTTTATCAGTCTTAGCGAATGAATTAGTGGCTGTAATTGAAAGCGGAGTCGTATTTCCATAGGTTTTTGTTATTGGATCATAATTAGCAGGAACCTTAACCTTTAATAGTTTAACATCATAAGATCTTTCTGGAATCTTTGAGAAATAGGCAGCATTAAACTTAGAAGTTACAATAGCAGAATTCGTATATCTAAACGAAGAAGAATATATTTCAGTAATGCTTTCTAGATTTATAAAAGAAGCTCTTGAAGAATAAGTGTCTTCTGGAGTAATCTTTAATACTGATATATCCCAACCTAACCAATTTTCATTTTCGTTCAATGATAGAAACTTGGAAGAGGTGTCAAAAATAATTTGTTTAGAATATCCTTGAGTAATTTTTCCTTTCGACTCTAGTTCGAATATTTGAGGGAAAGTGTCCACTGTGACAGCTAAGTCTTTAGAATCATCAATTACTTTGGCTTTGTCTGAAATTAGATCAAGTACTGCGGAGTTGCTATTATAGCCTTCTTTGTAAATTGGCGAAATTCTAATTCTTATTTTAAAGTTATGACGGATTACAGAACCCACCCCAGCATCTAATGTTTGTCCATTAGTTAATTCAACATCTCTACTTGCTGGATCTAATGTAAATGTGCTGCTGCTTTGATTGGCACTTGTTACTCCTTCTATTTTTAAAGTGCCTTCTGATATTGGTTTTAAATCCTGATATTTTAAACTGACATAAAGAGAAGAAATTCTAAAATTAAGAGAAATCTTTTTGCATTCCCTGTTTAAAATGCGATAAGTTCTTTGATAATCAAGAGTTTCATCTTCAGTTGAAGCTAGTAGATTTGGACCTCTAAGTCTCTCTCCTATTGAGCGGATATAAGAAACATTGTCAAACTCTCCTCCAGATGAAGTCCCTTCTGGGGTTCCATTAGTTGCTTGAATGTTTATTTGCTGGAAGTTGTATTTATCTTGGCTGTCTAAAAGAGGGGTTTGATTCCATTGAACTGATCTTAAATATTTTGATTCTCCATCGCTACCCACAACTGATGGGTATTCATTATAAGTAACTTTTTTAAATCCTAGGTCTCCAACTTGACCTGAAAAGCTATATTGTCCCTCAAGAAGACCTTCAATTGGTCCCTCTGACAAAAGATCTTTTACTTTAGCAAATTGGTATACGTTATAAGTAAGTCCATCATATACAAATCCTTCAGCATCTTCATATGCAGCAGTTGGCGTTGGGGCTGCACTTGCTCCACCTCCACCTCCACCAAAACCTTTTATGTATTTAAAATCTTCAAGATTGTTCATTTTATATATTATTTATTTGAGCTTTTACGTCTGCTGCCGTTGATTTATTATCTAACTCAATGTTATTGACAGATACTTCAACTGTCTGAGATCCTATTTTCATTCTACCGTAACCAATTGGAACTGGACCGCCTTCTCCAAGAATGTTAGAAGGTCCATCAAATAAGTAGTTTGGCTTGCTGCCGTCTTCTTGTATTTTTCTAAAATCATCAAATTTTGGAGGCGACATCATTAATAATGTAATACCTGTTACAGCTAATCCTATACCTGCTCCAATCATCGCTCCTGCAATCGTTGCGCTTGTTGTAGAACCAGCAACAAAGCCTAATGCAGCAGGTGCAAAAACGCCTGTAGCTATTAACAAAACGCCAAGAACTAAAGCTAAGACTCCTTTGGTTGTATTGTTTCCGCCTCCCCCACCAGCACCCCTAATAATTGGAACGATATCTAAGGTTTCTAGCTTTTCATTAATCATTACTAATTCAGAATTGAGAATAGAGTCTGGTTTTTCTAGAGAAATATTTTCTGGATTCATTATTTCTCTCTTATTAACAAGCACTTTGTACTCTACGCTTTTTTCTGCTGCTCCTATTAGATATTTTAAGAGCTTGCCTTTAGACAAGACCTGAATAGCTCGCAATGCTTCCTTTATGGAATTTACTTTTAAATTCCAACTTTCTCTTCCTACTTGTTCTGCTATTTCTCCGTGTAAGGTAATACTAGTCATAAAGGTGATGTCTCATTATATAAATTACCCATTTTTTGTATTGGTTAGAAAGCTTTTCAGTAAGAGAACGCTTATTTCCGGGGTGATGTAGAATAGTATCTTCTCCAAGATAAACAGCGCAGTGTATTGGAAAATTATAAGCTTTTGTTCTCATTATTAGAACATCATTCTTTTTAAAATCAAAAACTTCTTTAAATCCGTTATATTCAAAATACCTTTTTAAGTAATTATCTTTTTCCTTTAATGCGGCTTCTTCGTCTGTGAATCTTTTAGCTACTATATCATTATACTCTTGCTCAGATACAGATTCTTTTAGAACCTCTAACTCTGGGCATAAATGAATATTTAAATCATGACAGAAATAATCTTTTACTAACCAAAGGCAATCAGCAAAACCCAAAAGAAAAGGTCTGTCTGTATATTGAATTTTATATCCATTTGGATGATAGATGTGAAAAACTCCACTCTGTTTATTATAAACTATACATGGTAAGCCTAGCCTTTCCGAAACAATTATATCTGCATCAGAAATAGAATCAAAATTAATATGAGAATGATAATAAGCCGCAAAATTAGATTGGCTATAAATATCCATCGCAAATTCAGTAGCTGAATTAATGAGGTTATCTTTCTTTTGTACCTCTAGTCCATTATCTGTATGTACTAAAACGCCGCATACTTCATTATTAGAAGTATTAGCGTGTTCTATGATTTTATTTTTAAGCTCTTCTGTTAACATAATTGTTTACTCCTTGCAAAACAATAGATCCTTCTCTTCTCTGCGTCTGTTAGTTTTTCTATTATTGACTTTTTATTTCTTGGTTGATGTAGGATATAACCTTGTTCAAGGTAAATGCCAAAATGAGAAGGATAGTTATCTAAATACTTGAACACAATAATATCATGTTTTTTAGCATTTTCTATACCTTCTATTTTGATAAAGTTTTCTTTTTCAAAGAATTTGTCAAAGTTCTCTGAGTCACAAAACTCTGTTAGTTTATTTTTAACAAAATCTGCGTAGTTTTTATCCCAATCTACCCCTCTTTCGTAATGGAAAATCTTAATGCCAAATTCTTCATTATAATAATTCTCTACTATTGATAAACAATCAGATTGATTAATAACAAAATTTTTGTTTATGTATTTATTATAGTAATTTTCAGGAGAATACTCTTCAAAAGAATCTCTTTTTAGTATATAAACGATATTCTTTAGTTTTAAATTAGAACTAATTTGCTTGTCTAGTTCAGAAAAAGAATTGTCTTGAATACAGTGAGAATGATAAATGCCAGCCACTTTGCCATTCATTGAGGCTTTGAGGTAGTCCATTTGGCATACAACGAATTCATTTTCTTTATCTTGAGCAGCATTCCTGCATGGAAATACTTCTAGGATATTTTTTCTATTTAGAACTAAAAGACCACAGCATTCTTCAGGATTTTCCTTTAGCGCGTGTTCTTTTATTTTTGCTTTTATTTCATCCGAAACCATTACAATGCTCCTCTATTGTAATTAGATACTCCGTAAAATCCACCAAAAGGTAAAGCGTTTTCTCCAAATCTAATCTTACATCCTTTTATACTCTTAGAGCATTGGTCAGCTATCCAGTATTGTCCGTTTGGAGGCGGGATATTCATGGGAACGTTTGTCTTGGCAACAAAATAGAAATTAATATTTTTCTTATTGATAACTACTACATCGCCTTTGTTATAAGTTGTTGAGAGTTTCCAAGATTCTATTTTATTAGTTCCTACAGTTGTGCCAGAAAAAATTGGCATCTTTGAGATTATTTGATCGTCTTCAGTGGCGCAAACAGGAGCTTTTTCTCCAGTAGAATCGCTTTTATTTGGTATTGGAGTTATAGTGCCATGAGTATCTTCAGTTAGTTTTTCTTTATATTCATAGAGACAACCTTCTCCTCTATATTGCCAAGGACAAATATAACTTAATACTCTTCGTTTAGGAAGTTTGGCTCTGTCTAGATCTATAGCACTTGATAGTTCAAATTGAATACTATTTTTGTTTTCAGAAGATTTTCTATCAAAATAATAAATATCCCTAGGAAACTCGCAATTAGGATCAGGATCAAATCCTTCTGGTATTATAAGTCTATCTGGCGACAGAGGAGAGGTTCCGTCGTTTTGATAGAAATTTGATCTGTCAAGAAATTTAGCAAATGTTCTAATTCTAGTAAACTTAGCTCCAATTAAATCTCCAAAATTAACAGTTCCTCTAAATAAGCTAAACACATCAAGCATATCATCAGAAAAACTGATCTGAACTTTAGGCTTAGGAAATACGCCTCTTGAAGCTATTTCAAAACCCTCTGTAGAAAGCGGAGCAGGTAGATACGCATTTCCTTTCCAGTAAATGATGTTTCTTCCGAGCTTTAAATTATTATGAAGGCGAATTACCCTATAATTAAAAACACCAGTTTCTGCTCCCGGCAATGATATTTGAAAATTCTTAATGTTAACTACAAACTGAGAAGCAGTATCAAATCCAATTTCAGTTAAGTCTACTTCAAATAAAGAAATTATCGAAGAAGGCTCAAGAGAAAAGAACTCTCTGTTTACTTTTAAAGATGAATCTTTGTCTTGTTGAGTAGCCATAGGATTATGCTGGTACTTCTTCGAACGTAGCCTTTATGGAAAAGTTATTAAAAAATGGATTAGATGAACTCCATCTTCTACAAACAAATAGCTTGGCATCAGTTGATGCAACTGAATAAGGCGCAGATGGGTAGTAAATGAAAGCTGTTTTCGCAGATCTAGCACTTAAAAAGTGCAGTATTGCGGTGCATTCATCCAGAGTTAATCCATCAAAGTTTAATTCAAAATTAAGAAGATTAAAGTTTATTTGATCGCTAACTCTCTTTTCGTATCCATCTCCATATTTTATTACATTAACTTTGGGATCAAAATTTGCTTGAGTTTGATAAGAAGGCTTCCAAATAAACAAAGGATAGTCTTTCTTGACGACTGGGTGTTGAAAATATCCTCCCCAGTAAGCATCAGTATTAGAGATTACGTTAGAATAGACTGGAGGGTTATTTGCAGGTACGCCAGCTTTGGCATAATAGTATCGATTATCTGTATACACAATAATGTCATGCTTATTATATGCGACAGAATTGCTCCATGAGCTAATATTAAAAATTGAACTAGACATACCTTTTACCTTTTACCAACTTATTATTACACTTTTTTGTGTAAATAATAAAATAAGATGGCATTATCTCGACTAAATAAGCAGAACTTGGATTTTTACTTGAATCAAAGCCAAGTTCATGGCGTTCAGGAGATTCAGGCTTCCTATCAAATGCCAGTTCAACATACCAAATATCTTGGTATGAATAGCAGCTTTTACACTCCAGAAGGAGCAAAGGCTGCTAATTTGTCTGTGACTAGTTTATTAACAACGTCCAATGATTTTCTTGGTTGCACAGGGGAAGCTGGAAATTATGGCTTCGTAACCAAGAAGGCTAATCCTAGTTCTAATATCCTATTTGGATTTCAAAGTGGATATTTAACTTCTTATACTTGCGGTGCCCAAATCGGAGAAATTCCTACTGTTAGAGCAGATTTTCAAATTTTTAATGATGCTGGTTCAATTTCTTCGGCGGGTTCTTTTAATCAAACTAGTTCAACAGCATTGGTAAACTCAAACACTATTGACATAGGAATAAATGATTTCACAACAAATAGAGTCAATTCTTTCAATTTAAGCATAGCAGTTAATAGAAATCCCGCCTATTACTTAGGCTCTTCCACTCCTTTTTCTGTTAAAAGTATTTACCCTCTTGAAGTGAGTTGTGATTTTAATATAGCTCAAGACAACTATGTGCTTCAAAAGCTGTCTGATTTGTCTTATAACTTGAAGAATATAAGTAATTTTTATATTAACACTAAAGATTTTAATGGTAATTCAGTAAACTTTAATTTTGGAAGTTCGTTATGTTATTTCATTGATGTTTCCGAAGACTTCTCTGCTAGTGTAAATTCTCCTGTAGGAATAACGGTAAGGTACAGGGGCTATCTGAAATAAGGCAAAAGGATGAAATATTTTAATGAGTGTGAAGTAGTATTTAATTCGCGTTTTGGGTCAGGACTAGTTCTGGCTCAGAATACTTCTATTGGAGTAAATAGAAACATAAATTCTACTTATGTAATCGGAAGACAAAACTCGTCTCAGATGTTTAAAACTAAAGCAGATGAGACTAATATTGAGTTTACTTATTTTCCAAACATCTCTGATCCTATATATAAATGTTTCGATTACATAAAAACAGGAATTTTTACTGGTAGCTTTCCTGAAGCAGTTGTTCCTGTTCAGGTTGTTTTGGCAGGGGTAAGTGGGTCTTTTTATCCTTCTAGATATTCATTGACAGTAAATCCTAATTCAAAAGTACAAGCTTCTGTTTCTCTTTCTAGTTTTTCTAATCTTTCTGGAAGTATTAATGACAAAACTGCAATTAATAATTTAGCCAGCGGATCAGGCATAGCTCATTCGTGGAATGCTAAAGTCTCAGGAACAGCCGCTCTTTATAATGTTTTAGACTTCAACTACGGCATCTCTATCAACTGGAATCCAATTTATTCAGTCGGTCAACAAAGGCCAAGACAAGTTGATTTGTCCGCTGGAGAAGAAACGTTTGATTTTACTGTAGAAAATTTTAATTCAAATTTCTCTAATACAGACTTATCAACAGCAGAAAACGCCAAGATAAACATAACTACTTTTGGCGATCAATCAATAATGATTATCAACACTTCAGGAAGCAAGATTGACTCTTCCAATCTATCAATTAATATTGACGATTTCGCTAAAAATAAAATATCATTAAAAAGGAGTTTCTAAATGTTTTTCAACTATAAAAATTGCACATTTAAGCTAAGTGGCGTAGACATACTAGCCACTAATGTAAATATGTCTCTTGATTCAAGTAACACTCCTGTTTATAATGAAGAATTTAAAAAGAACTCTTATACATATTCTCCAGAAGATACAGTAGATACAAGTTTTTCTATTTCTTATTACTTGACAGGAAAAGACTTTGTTAAGGAATATCTTTTAGGCGCAAATTCTGAGCAGGGTATTTCTGGAAATTTTTGTGGTCTATATTTCCAAAGTGGTTACGTTACAAGCTATTCTATAAAAGGGTCTCCAGATTCTTTAGCTAAAGTAGATCTTGAGCTTAAAGTTTTTGAAACATTAAAAGGCTCTTTTTCTCCTACTGCCCCGGCCAATCTGCCAGAAATTACACCCTTAAATTTTTCAAATTTTTATCTGTCTGGAAATCTAGATGGTACTGCTTTTGATTCTAACGGTTATAATTTTACAAATTTTAGCTATCAATACCAAAGAGAGGTCCAGAAGTACAATAAAGAAGGAGCTTCTACTTTTGATCAAAGCGGTAGGGCTTATCTTGGAAAGAGGTCTCAATCGGTTTCTTTTGAGATAGATAACTTTAATGTTTCTCTCCCATATTCTGGAGTTCCTTGCGACTTTTATATTTCGCTTCAAACAGGGGCAGTTCCTCTTGATACATTGTCTTTTGCGGGAATAATTTCCTCTAAAAGATCTTCTGTCGAGTCTCAAGGATACATAAGATCTGAGTTTTCTTTAAAACAAGACTTCTCGCATTTTAGACCAGCAATAACTGATTTCACTCCAAGAGTTATATTGCCCGGAGCCACCGTGACAATAAATGGAAGTAATTTTATAAACGTTAAAAGGATTCTTTTTGGAAACACAGAGGCAGCTTCTTTTACTCCGGTTTCTACTTCTTTGCTTACTGCGGTTGCTCCTACAAGTTTAAAAGGTGCTGCTGCTATTTTCATAGAGACAGAAGAGACGACTTCTTCTTCTATTTTTAACTTTAAAACAAGTGTATCTGTTAATGATATAAGATTATCTACGCAGTTTCAAGGATTATAATATGCCAAGCTACAATACAGGTTTAATAAATCAAAAGATGCGCGTCACGGGCGCGGGTCTTTATGCAGTAAGTGGATTGCAGCTTCCCGGTGCTGGCTTCATTGATTTTTCTTATTACGACGCTTCACCAGAATATATTGAATTTAACGTTCCAGAAAATGTAGCTTTTGGTCAGGCTAAATTTTATTTTATTACTGGAAATTCGGTCTCTTCTCCAATGTATGTAAGTGGAGTAGACTTTTTTCCAATACCAAGATTGGATGCCATAATACCACAAACACAAGAGGTTGGTCAATTTGTTGCAGTAAGTGGCAAATCATTAAGTGGCGTACAATATGTATCCTTTAATAATATCACTGGAACAAATCTATCTTATCAACCAGATAGCGGCGTTTTGCTAGTTAAGGTTCCAAGCGGTTATACGACAGGTCCAATTAGAGTTAGTGGCTACAATAATACCGGAATAGTTTCTGTAGCTAGTGATTTTAATTTTTATGGTCGCATTTATATAAGTGGATTTAGTGATAATCTGCCATACGAAGGAGATGTTCTTAGAATATCTGGAAATAATTTTAACTTATCTTATGTAACTCAAAGTTATTTTCCTGTCAATTTTACTACCTCTGTAGATAATGGAGTTACTGGATTTGTAACCGCTCCATTTACTGGTGGTGGAGATGTAATTTCAGGAGTAGTCCCTGCAAATGCTAATGCTGGATTTGTAACAATAAATTCAAAAGACGACACTACTTTTACTTCCAGAAATCAAATAACTGTTCTTAAAGCTCCTGTTGTATTTAATGCTTTAAATTACTATTTAAATTCTGGACAATCTAATATTGCCATCGGTAAAAACTTTAATTACGCTACTGGAATTACTCTAAGCGGACTAAACTATAGACAACCAAAAACTATATTAAATAGCGGAGTTAGAAGTTCTCAAGTTGGGCTTTTTGGTAGATCTTTACTGTTTAGCGGAAATTCTTATCTGCAAATTCCTTCTCCTTCTGGTGGTGATTTTAGTTTTGGAGCAGATCCATTTACTATAGAATTTTCAGTTAATCCATTGCCATACACTTCAACTCCAAGAATTGATATGTTCCAAGATCAAGGATGGGATGGAAATGGTTTTTATTTTTATAAAGCTGCTGCAAGCACTAATTGGACATTTTACGCTAGTAATTCAGCTAAAGCTACAATTGCGACTTCTTTGATTCCAGCAAATCAATGGACTAAAGTAATAATATCTAGAACTTCTGCAAATGGTGATACATTTGTGGCAATAAGCGGTACTAATAGACAATCTTTTTCTACTGTTTCTGCTGGAACTCCTTATACAATAACGGCTGGTAGTGGATTATTCATTGGAACCCATAATACAGGTTCTTATGGAACGTATGGAGTAAATCCATTTTCTGGATATATTGAAGATTTTAGAATAGTTAAAGGCGTTGGATTATATAATACTATTAGCCAAGTAATGACTGGTTCTGGGTTGTTTGATACTCAGAACACGGTAATATTATTACAGGGCAATTATTCAGATTATGATTATAGAGGAGATAGAACTCAACTATCTAGTATTAGAGATATATCTGGTTATGTAGAAGATTATAATTATGGATTATACAACAAGGTCTTCCCAATCTCTGCTTTTGTAAAAAATTCTGTTGGTTCTAGCTTAACTTTTACTGGAACAAATGCTGATGCTGGATGTTACGATATTACTATAAAAAATTCTGGAGGAAGAGACTTCTTGTTTAAGAATTTTGAAATAATAAAAGCAGATCCGATGATAAAGAGTGTTTCTACTTTTGAAAACTATATTGGCGGCTCAGTAGAAATCATCGGTCATAATATATATCCAGATACACAAATTCTTTTCCAAGACACTGGAGACGCTAATTCATTAGTTGAGGCTACAGAAAATTCAAATAGCTATTCTTATCAATCGACATTTAGAAACGCAAAAGATTTAACAGCTTCTAGCTCTGTAAGAATAAGCAACAATAC